CCCGTGTCCGCGCCTGATTGGGTGCGAAAGCCACGGGTGTTCAGAGGTCCTGCTGATCGACATTTGCAGGACATTTTGACTCCAGTGACAGATGAGAAAAACCGTCCAATGCTCCGTTCTCATTTTGTCAGGATTGCAAAGTTGGAAGACGATGATGCCTATGTTCCTTCTGAAATCACCATACAGGCGGTTCGCACTGGTTTTCGAAAGTATAATTTTGTGCGTAGACCAATGCCGCAGTCTCAAATCAGCTTTTCTGTTCTTAGATTAATTGATTTGCTGACACCAGTCCTTTTTGGTTGTAAAGTGTTGGATTTCGATGATGCTTTAATGACTCAGGATCTCTCAGGAAGTCCAGGATTTCCTTGGTACTTCTTGTACGCAACAAAGCGGGATGTTGTACTTTATGACCTAGAGCTTTTGCGCTGGGTCTGTCAAATGTGTCTTCTCGGTCGTTTTGAAGAGAAATTCTTTTTTGCTGGTGTTGAATACACTGTTGGAGAAGTTGTCTTTACGGTGATGCCAAAATCTGAGTTGCGGCCTAAAGACAAAGTTGAAAAGCATCAAACACGTGATTTTACTGGTGGGACTTTCCATCATTTGCTTGTCTCATGCATGTTGTATCACGAACAAAATGTGAGACTCATGTATAATCCAAAACTGCATCCAATAACCATTGGCATTCAAATTCCAGGACACCAGTTCATCGATATGATGCATCGGGTGTGGATGGGATGGGATGGTGATGGATCAGGGTTTGACCTTCGCTTTCCTTGCGAAGTTGCTAGAATAATCCGAGAGGCTCGTAAAGCGTTTTTACACGAGCAGTTTCATGTTGCGGCTGATTGGACCTATGACTGTGCATATGCCGGTTATGTCTATTTTATGGGTACCATTTATCACATGTTCAGCCAGAAATCTGGCTGGTTTAACACTGGGATGGATGGATCATTGTACTCATGGCTAGCAAATGACGATTGTTTTCATTATGCAAATCCAACTGATATCATGTCTTCAGTGATGCAGTTGTTTGTCAACACAGATGATTGGATCATGGGGTTGAAAGTTCCATGGTTCAATTTTGATGTTCAGAGACATAAGCAATTGTTGTTTGACAGGTGGAATCTTGATTTAGAGATAGGTGATCCACGTTGTCTTCCAATGAAAAATCTCACTTACCTTTCACACACTGTGAGAATGCGGTTTGTGGATGGATTAGGTGATTTTGAGGTTGCTGCAGGCAACCTGCCCAAGCTCTTGGCGAGTCGCTCATGGTGTGAGCCGTCCAATGACATGGCATTTGGTGATGCTGTGTTAGCTCACATGCTGGGCGTCCGCTTGTGTCTGTTTCCTTG